CTGCTGATTGGCCCGCATCTGCTCAAAGTTCCGAGCGGAACCGGCCTGCATCTGCTGAAACGCAAAGTTTTGCTGGGCTTGGGCATTGGCGAAATTAACCTGCTGCTGCGCGGCCTGGGCGCCAGCAATGGACTGACCAATGCCAAGGCCAGCGCTAATGACACCAAGGGTGATGGAGACCGGATCGCACATGGCCTAGATCCTCACGAACTCATGGAACAGCCGACCTTCTGTTCCGAATCTGGGGTGCGACGAGATGAAGGTGAACCCCATCCACCGCAACCACTTGATATGCACCACGTTACGGGCATCTGCGAAATTGAAAAGGACCTTGTACCGGCGCTGCACCCGATCCAAGTGGTCCCTGGCTTCCCGTAGGAACCGCATGGAGTTCAGGCGATCGCGCACCAGGTCATCGGTGCATAGCATCCAGATGGTGCCCAGGTCGTCTCGTTGCGGAACGACGCCCCACATGCCCATGGGCCTGCCGTCCCGCCCGATCATGGTCATGCAGGGGTCCCCGGCAAAGAAGCTGTGCAGCAGGGACTCCTGGGGAGCGTGACCAGAGAACGCCCGCACCTCGGCCACGTCCTCGTCCCGCATGAACTCGGCCACATACGGAATATCGGCAACCCTGGTGGGCCTGGTGTACGCAGATGTCACAGACGCGCAGCTCGGGTGTGGTACCAACCTTCCCATTCTGCGGACTGAAGGCGACAGGGCAGCGGGGAAGAGCTGGTGATCTCGATCTTGGCCTCGATGTTCTGAGCCATGACCGGCACCCGGAACTTGGAAGTGCGGAGAGCCAGCTCACCCAGGCTGACCTCTTGGTCCCCAATCTCAAAGCCGGTGTACGGGTAGGTCTGGGTGTCCCGGCCACGGGGGGTGACCTTGATGCTGAACGACGACGACTTGTCGAACAGCATGGTCCAGGTGCGGAGCTGCAGCTTGGGTCCTGCAATCACAGCCATGCCACCACCGGGGGGCTGCTCCTTCAGGTACTGGGTGCTGAACTCGTACAGCATGTCGTACAGCTCACCCACGAAGAACTCAGCGCCAGTCAAGTCCCCACGGACCGTGAGGGTGCCGTTGCCACCGGCTCCACCAGCTGCAGTGGACGACAGGACCTGAACGACCTGGCCGTGCTGCAGGGTGTTGCCAGCAAAGAACCGGCCAACCACGGCCATGTTGCTGGTGCTGGTGTTGATGGGGTACGGCAGGGTAATGGTGCTCTGGACATCGAGACCACTCGGCGTCGTCAACGCCACGGAGCAGCTGGCCTCCGTGGTCTTGCGGTCCAACAGCATCTCCACCGTCGTGCCGGCGTCCACAGCGTCCGGGTGAGTGACAATGCGCTCCAAGTACACGGCATCGGAATACTGGACCACGGCATATAGATCGCTTTCGATTAGGTCTATGCCAATGACGCTCTTGCCGGCGTTGAACTCCCAGTAACTCCAGGCGCTTTGCAGCTTGTTGTCCCCCTGGAACAGGAACTTGTAGAGGTAGATGCGCCTGGGCTGGCTCTTGGACACGGCATAGACCGCCTCCTCCGCTGCTGTCGCAATCAAGTTCGACAGGTCTGATGGTAAGAACCGTGGCACCGCTGCCGTCACTTCCTCCGACGTGGGCACCGGGCCTGATGCGTCCGGCAAGAAGAACTCCCTCAGCCCGCCGTACTCGCCCCTGGGCACAGGGAAGTACATGGTGCGACCCACGATCACCGGGTCCACCGCTTGGCTCATCTCAAACGCTGTGATCTGGGTGATGGTCGCGGTCTTGGGTGTCAACGACGCAGCGACTGCATTGCCACCACTCAACCGGAATTGCCCGTTGCGACTGAAGACCAGCAGCACGTCAGCAAAAGCCAGGCTCGACGTCAGCAGGTTGATCTTTCTGCTGCCGGCACTGAGATCAATGGGGTCGGAGTCGACCACGGTCTGCACGGACTCGGGCCAGAACCTGTCGTACGCATCAGCTGCCGACAGGATGACGTTCTCATCAGCCAACAACGCCAGTCGGTTGCGGAACAGGTTGACGTTCTGGATCGTGGACCCAACAAAGCTCGGGTTCGGTGCGGTGATGGCGTCACCAGCCACCCGGCCGGACCACGTGAACTTCCGAAACGTGAAGGTGCCGTCGGTTTCTCGCACCAACACGTGCGGCATGGTTGTCGCATCGAACAGGTACTGGATGCCAGGGGCCACGGTCTCCTGCCAAATGCCATGGCCAAAGCCAGAGCCCGCGTTGGCCACAAACTTCACGTAGTAATCGTCAGCTCCAGTGGCCGCTGCCCCCGCGATCTTGACGATGAAACCGTGTTCAGCCGTGGTCGGCAGGTCAGAGATGGTGTCCACCGTGCCCTTGATGGACTGAGTGGCCAGGCCCGTCTTGGTGTCGGTGGTGCTCAACGTGTAATCGGTGCCGTCGTTCTTCGTGATTCGCACGATGTAATGGCCGGTGCCGTTGGTGATCGTCCAGCCAGCACCAAGAGCTGCGCTCAATGCGACGTGCAACTTGTCGGCAATCTCAACTGTGCTTGGGCTGTAGTTCGGCTCATGCACCATGGTGGCGGTGCCCGACGTGGTGCCAGAGCTGGTGTCCGTGTAGGTGAATGTGTTGACGCCAGTGACCGTGACCGTAAACGTGCCTGACGTTCCGTTGCCGGTAACGATGGTCATGTCCACCTGGTCTCCAGTGACCAGGCCGTGGGCTGTAGCCGTCACCGTTACGGTGCTGCCGCTCCTGGTGTACGAAGACGCGATGCGCTTGCCACCGGCCGGCAAGGTTTCGTACGAGACCGTGGTGGAGTTGACGGTGATGCTGTACGTGGTGGCGTACTCAGCAGACTTGATGAACACCATGGACTTGGTGCCCCAGGTGGGCGACGTCGTTGCTGACATGGCCACCGTCTTCTCCCGGTTCACGATGAACGTGTAGTCGGCCACCGAGGCCACTCGGAACACGGCACTGGGTTCGCCAGTGATGTTGAGATACGACGTGCCGTCAGGCTTGGCCACCGTCTTGACAGAACCATCCAGGCCAAAGACTTTGATGTCGTTGTCCAGGATCAAAACCAGGTACCGGATGGCGCCATCCCTGTCGACAATGGTCGTGAATGGGCGGCTGGAGCCAGCTGATCCCGAGAACAGCTTGGCCACGTGTTGAGCTGGTGGTCGCTTCTTCAGCCCTTCCACGGGGCTGGGCATGCAGTTGACCATTTGCTCGCATTGGGACGCCAGTCGCAAGGCCGCTGGTTGCTGACTGACCCCGTTGATCAGGTTGGGTATAGAGCTACTGATCAGAGGCATGACTTAGCGGCGCAGGGCCCAGGCGGGCTTGTACGTCATGAAAACATCAGTGTGGTTGGGATTGCCACGCAGCCAGTTGTGCTCGCCCCGGGTCGCCTCCTCCTCCATGAACTGGCTACGGGCTTCGGCTTCGGCAGCAGCGTTGATCTTTGACAGATCAGCTGAGCCCAGAATCGCTTCCTGCAACTGACGGCCAGCCTTGATCGTGAAGTATTGGTGGGCGTACTCAGGCACCTCGTCCCACTCCAGGATGTAGGTGACGTCAGCACGCAGGTCTTCGTCAAACTCGTAGCTGCCGGCCCGCCGGTCGTACAGCCTGGCCCCGCGCTGGATGACGTCGACGTCTGGGTAGGAGTAGGGGTCGACCTTGACCCGGCTGACATTGGTGCCAACACTGATCTCAGACGTCACGGCGTCCCGCATCAGCAGGCGCTCGTAGTCGGTGTTGAACGACCAACCCTCTGACTGGACCTTGCGGGACACGTCGTTGATGGCGTCTTGGGCCTGCTGCGCCAAGCCGAACTGCCCATCAAGGCCATTGACCGGTGCTTCACCAAGCATCTGCAGCACCCGGTTCACGGCTTCCAAGAACGTGGTGCGAGCAAGGGCCATGGGAAACCTCCAGAAAAAAAGGGGGGACCGGAGTCCCCCCATATTGGACCGTCAGCTGGTGGCGGTGTAGATCTCGATCGCGCAATCGGGACGCAGGATCCCGGTGCCCAGGGCCATCGAGGCAACCATGAAGGTGCCTTGCCACAGGGCATGCACGTCAGCGCCGGTCTGTTCCATCTTGAGATCCATCAGCTTCACGGTGCCGACGGCTTGCTTGTTGAAAGCAAGGGCGACGGAGTCGGTGAAGTTGGCGGCGTAGTCGTTGTTCTCACCGGTGGCCGCAGAGCGGTTGGTGGTAGGGAGGTGGTTCGACTTCAGGATAATGATGCCAGCAACCTTCAGCACGGTGCCATCGGAGTACGCACCAGCGCCGCCCCAGTCGCGGTTGATCACGTCGGTGGTCTGGACGAGTTTGTAATACTCGGCCGGAGCCAGGACGCAGTACCGGTCGTTCTCAGGCAAGTTGTTCTCGTCCATCCGCTGGGCAGCGGAGAAGAGAGCGGTGGCCAGCTGGGCACCAGTGATGGCAGTTTTGCTGGTGGCGATGATCTTGATCCGGGTACCACCGGGCAGGTCGGTGTTGAAGTTGGTGGCGGTACGTGCAGCCTTGGCGATCGTTGCCGCAATGTTGCGGTCAAAGGTGTACGCCAGGGCGTTGCCCATCTCCGCAGAGTACGGAGAGCGCACGTCCCAGTGGTTCTTGGCCTCGTCGATGTCGGCAACAAACACGTTGGAGACGAGCTTGTCGTCGATCTTGATGACAGCCTCGGCGTTCTTCACTGCGGTCCCCGTCAGCATGGTGCCGGGGGTGTGGTACGCAGCGGAGTTGAGACCGACGATCGGGAACGACGCGGACTTGCCAGAGGCAATGGTGCGGACAGTGTGCAGAGGCTCAAAAATGGTGGCCTTGCGGAACGCGGTGAGAACTTCACCGGCCCAGACCTGGAGGAAGAGGGCGTTGTCACCGGCCCAGGTGCCACCACCTGCGGCGTTAACAAGGCCAAGACGTGAAGCGGTAAAATCGGGGGCTGCCATTGCTGGGCTCCTAGGAAAGGGTTGGGGGTTACCCCGACGCCGGGCTCCCATTCACGATCGGGTGTCCACCGCAGTGGGCCGTCGAGGATTTGTGAGTGGGTCTAGGTGTAATCAGTGTACGGACAAATGCAAGCCATGAAAAAGCCCCCCATTGGAATGGAGGGCCCGGACAACCTGACGATCAGAAGATGCTGGACCGTCCAAGTTTCTCTTGAACCTTTCTCTGATAAGCAGGGTCCTTGCTGTACCTGGGATCCGACATAGCTTCGACCAGTTGAGCTGTGCTCTCAAACTTGTCGCTGCTGCCCTTGGAGGCACGGCCACCAATGAGCTTGGGCTCACGACCCTCCACTGCTGTGTACCGGGCATGGAGACCAGTGACCGCCATCTTCACTGCAGCCATGGGCTGGGTGTTGATGATCTGGTTGAAGCCTTCGACCTCCTCGGGGGTCAGGTTGTCGCCGGCCCACTGGATCATCTTGTTGTACTCGGCCTCACCGCCAAGGGATTCCTTGATGGACGCCACCTCCTTGACCGACAGTGCCGTGTCTTGCGCTGCCTTGTACTGCAGCCCAGACAAGTACGCATCGACCATGTCCCGGTTGAAGCCGGCCTCGGCCAGCTGGTCGTAGTCCTCGGACTCCAAGGTGCCCGACTGTTGCCAGCGGACATTCATCTCCTGGAAGTCGATGCCGGCTTCGTCGAGCTTCCCGCCGATCAAGTCCCCGTAGATTTCACGGGCATCGCCAGCGGGCTTGTCGGTTTCGTCGTCGCTGCTATCGGTCTCGTCGTCGTCTTCAGCAGCGTCGTCGTCTTCAGCTTCTGGAGCGGTTGATTGGCCGCGGCTGAGCTTGGTCTGCAGCTCCTTGTACGCCTTCTCTAGGTCTTCGACGGACTTGTACTTGCCGGCCAAGAGTTCAGCTGGCTTCTCGTCTCCGTCACTTGCCAAGGCGGCAAGCATCTCCTCGTTCTCAGGCGACAGGGCCGGGCTCTCGTTCTGGGTGATCGTGATGGCTTCAGGCATTGGCTTGATGATTAGTTGATGGTGATGGATCCGTCGTCACCGAACGTGGCGACAGGCTCTGGACTTGGCTGGACTACAGGCCTTGCCTCTACATGGTTGATGACGATGTCTTCATACGGGAGGCGCTTCGGCACCTGGGCCGGTGGGCCCACTAGGGATACCGGGCGCTCTTGGGGGGCTGGGGAGGGCGTTGGGCTGGGCTCCTGGCTGGGCTGGGTCTGTGCCGTCTGCGAACTGCGGGCCATAGGGTGCTCCTTCTTGGGTGTAGTTGTTGGCGACTTGCGCCATGGCCGATGACTTGAGGCCAGTCATCAGCATTTCACGCTGAGCCGCTTGTTGTTGTTCGGCTTGCGCGGCAGCTGCCTCTTGCTGCAGCTGGTCCCTGGACTTGACCAGGTTGGTGGTGTCAATGGATTCGCTGGCAGCAAGACGCCGCAGGGCTTCATCGACGTTCACAAACTTGGCAATCACCTCGGGGCCCAGGGTCTGGGTGGCAGTGGTGATGAACTGGATCAACTTGTTCCGGTCATCACCACGACCGATGGCTTCCAGGCCTGTCACTGGTCTGGGGTTGACCAGTGGCACACCGCCCTGGCCCTTCGGGAAAGCCGCAAGCTTGCGCTGTTTCCGCAGCACATGCAGCAACCGACGCACCAGGGGCAGCTGCAACTCTTGAGTCAGGATTGAGTACAGGCCACCGATGCCGGCCTCTAGCTCCTGGCTCATGTAGCGGATCTCTTCCGCTGTCACTCTTTCCCCGCGTCGTTGGATCGCGGTGTTCAACAGAAACGCAAACTGCAGCCGGGCCTCGATCCGTTCAATGGTGCTGTTGGCGATGTTCAGGTCTTGGGCCTTCTGAGTCTGGATGACGGTGACGTCAGCAGCGTTGCCTTGGACAATGGCCCCGTTCTCAGCGTTGGCCAGGGTGCGTGGCCTGGTGGTGCCGTTGGGGTTGACCAGGAACAGGACCTTGGCCGCGGCCGCAGCCCCCTCGATGATTGCTTGATACAGGCTCTCCAGGGCCAGCAGGTCCCCGTAATACTCCTCGATGTAGGAGCGGCCGTACTCCTCACTGTCCACCCGGTTGAACCGAAGGGGGATCCAGGGATTCACGTCGCCGTCGCACATGCCATGGGACCCAGGGATCTCTTTGCCCTTGGCTTCCTGGTACCAATGAACCTTGCCTTCCTCGTACTCGACGTGGGTGTAGAGCTTGATGGTCTTCGACGTGGTACCGGACTCGTATGCGTCCTCTTCATCCAGGTCGTCGTACAGCCCCACGGGCAAAGCGTCGGGGTACACCTCCTCCTCGACCACGATCTCGGTGACGGACCCCATCGGGTCACGACACACGACAAAGCGATTCAGGTGAATCACCTTGATGCCGTCTTCCGCCACGTACAGGAGCACGTTGCCCCCGACCAGCAGGTGCTTGAAGGCTTCGTGCATCGAAGCCCGGCCGTTGGCCACCTCAAACGCAGACATGCCAGCTCGCTCGACCTGGACCAAGGCGGTGTCCAGTTCCGTCTTGATCTCTGGCCCTTGCTCCGCAACCCGTAGCGCGAGGTCGTCGATCTCAAGCTTGAAGAAACTGGAGTTCGGTGGGAACAAGGTAATCAGCAGCTTGCTGGCGAGATAGTTCACACCCCTTGCGCCAAGGCTTTGGTACGGGGTCTTCAACCGACCCCTGTCCCCTTGCCCGGCATCCGGGATCAACCCAGGAATCGTGACCTTGCTGCAATCCCGAGCGCGTTGCAGGTACGGGTCCCGGTTGATTTGCAGCTGGCCGTACCTGGCCGCAGCCGTGCCACCGTCCTCCCCGTACGGTTTGGGCTGGCGGTCAACGCTGCTGGTCAGGTTGAGTT